CGCCGCAACGTATAGAGTTGCACGGGGCCTGCGATGTATATCTTTGAATTGCCCGTCTAAAATTGGCAGATCGGTTTGGAAGTTGGAAAATCGCCCAGCTTTTTGAAGCGCTCGATCAAAAGTTGCAAAAAAGGGGCGACCCCAGGAGAGAGGCCGCCCCGCACACACACAGAAAGGAAACCCGAACACGTCGGTCCCACCCGACCGTTCTAAGTCCCCGTCATCGGTAAGTCAACGCTGACTTACCGATCAGGCTGCGACCCGAAGGGTCTCATCCTTGTCGTCGCGCCACCTGACGAAGCGCGGGTGCCGGAGCGAGCCGTCCGGCGTGACCTCGTGATACTCGACTTCCATCAGCCGACCCGTCGTGCCGAACTTCCGGCAGACCTTGCCGCCGGCGACATAGGCGGGACCGGCCGGCACGTCGCGCACGGTCGCGTCGATCTCCTCGAGCATGGCGTGCTTGTAGCCGCCGCCGACCCGGACCTCTACGCCCTTGTGGTCGACGATGTAGCCCGCGAACTTGCCCGCGAGCCTGGTGCCGGCCTCGCCCTCGAACCAGCCGATGACGCGCAGGTCCGCCGTCTCCTCGGCCTTGATCTTCATCCAGAGGTGGCCCTTCTTCTTCACGTAGTGACCGTCCCAGGGCTTCACCATCGCGCCCTCGAGGCCGTTGGCCCGGTGCTCGGCGTAGATGGCCTGGATCTCCTCGTGCGAGTTGGCCTCGCGCAGGTCGGTCATCACGATCGGCGCGCCCTCGGGCGCACAGCGCACCACGAAGGACAGCACCCGGCGCCGGATCTTGAGGGGCACCTTCCACTCGATCTCGCCCGTGTTGCGCATGAAGGCGTAGGGCACGATGTCGAACACGTTCAGGATCGTGTCGGTGGCCTCCTCATCCTTGCGCCGCAGGTCGCCCGAGGTGGTCTTGTAGGAACCAGACACCGCCTCGCCGTCGATCGCCGCCGATGCACCGGCGTCGCCGCCCAGGACGTCCCAGATGAACCGGCGCACCTTCTCACTCATCCCCGGGCAGCTCTCGGCGTTCTGCACCTTGGCCCGGGCGTTCTCGACCATCTGCACCAGATAGGGGCCGGCCCAGTCGAGCTGCGGGAAGTGGTTGCCCACGCGCGAGAACGCCTTCGAGACCCCGGCCGAGACCAGGCTCATGCCGCGGAACCCGTCGAGCTTGGGCTCGACCGCGACCGGGAACGCCTTGATGCGCTTCTCCTCGTAGGCCTTGGAGAGCATCAGGTCGAAGGTCGGCACGGTGTTGGGCAGCACCAGGTTGATCGTCTTCTCGGAGATGCCGCAGCGCAGGTCCTTGGCCAGGATCCGGCGTAGCAGCTCGGAGGAGGACGGCTCCAGGTCGCCCAGCATGCGCTCGACCGCGGTCTTGGCGGCGTTGCCGGTCAGCTCGCGCTTGGAGAGCTGGTGCAGCATCACCCAGGGCTGCGGGCTGGTGTGATCGAAGCTGAGCCGGCCGGCGCCCTTCACCTGGGGCGGCGTGATGCCGAAGGTGATGAACGGGTCATAGGCGAGCTTCACGACGCGATGCACGGTCGGGTCCTCGATCTTGGACCGGAGCAGGTCCTCCTTCGCGTTGCGCGAGGAGGTGGCGCCGATCTCCTGGAGGAGGCGGTAGACGTCGATCGAGTTCACGCGGCCTGGTCCTTCTGCTGTGCTGCGGCCCGGGCCCGGGCCATCTCGAGGAGCGACATGCCCTTGCCGGCCGGGGCCGGTGCCGGTGCGGGCTTCGGTTGGGCAGGGGCGGCCGCAGGCGGCTTCGGAGCCGGTGCGACGGCCTTGGGCGCGGGTGCGGGAGCCGGCGTCTCCCGGGGCTTCTCGCTGGCCTTGGCGACAGCGCGCGTGACGGCGGCCGACAGGTCGCCCGACATCGCGGCCGCCTTCAGCCCATCGTCCTCGGCCGGCGCCGGGTCCTCGCGCTTCACCGCGGCGAGCTTCACGCCCGAGGCCTTCTTGCCCGCGCTGCGCGGCTTGCCGGCGCTGGCCGCGTCGTTCGCCGCCCGGATCGCCTCGAGCTCGGGACCCTCGACGGCGTAGCGGTTGACCGCGTCGTCGCGCACGATGATCGGGCGGATCTGCTCCAGGATCTCGCCCTTGAGCGGGATCACCTTCGGCTCAGCCGAATGGTAGACGTCCTCACCCGTGCGCTGGACCGCCTTGTTGATCCAGTAGGTCGGGCACTTGGACGACATCATGCAGGCCTGGCAGCCGCGCCGCTCCTCGGGCTTGCGACCCTTGGCGACCTGCTGTTCGAGCTCCAGGCAGTCGGCGAGCCGGGTCTCTGCTCCGAAGATCGGGCAGACGATCAGGGCCTCGTTCTTCGGCGAATAGGTCTTGATGAGCGTCATCTACCAGCTCCCCCAGTTCTCGTTGTGGGCGACCTCGTCGGCGACAGACGGACCGGCCGGCTCGACGAAGTCGGTGAACTTGTGCCGGGGCTGGTAGCCCTTGCGGACGATCTTCCCGTCGCGGTCGAACTCGGGCTTCGGGTCGGGCGCGCGCACACCTGTGGTGTCGGCGCCGGGCGCGATGTGTTCGAGGTTGTCGGGGCCGAGCTTGGACAGGTAGAGAACGCCGAGCTTCTTGCGGAACTCGGCCTCGTCCTCGCACTGCACGATGGTGTCGCGGGCCGGATCGTGGTCGTAGCCGTTCCGCTTCTTGTCGCGGTCCTTGCTCTCGAACTCGGCGACGGCGTCCCCGGAGTTGTGGAACGCATCGACCCGCATCTGGCCTTCGGCGTTCTTCTTGCCCCAGCGCTGGATGACGATCGCGCGGCCCTCACCGTTCACGATGAGGACTTGGTGATATTCCTTGGTGCCCTGTCGATGCAGCATCGACTTCTTGCGCAGGGCGATCGGGTAGACCGGCATGGCTCCTCTCTGCGTGTGCGTGTGTCTGTCTCTCGCTCGCTGACTATAGCGAGCGCTCGTCGGGTTTGCGTGTCACCGCTGACTTATTGCGTCAGGCAGTCTGAGGCGCCTTCGCCCGGCGCTGGAGCGCGTAGGGGTTGCGCAGGCGCCACTCGACGGCGAGGCGCGGCGTGTATTCGAGCGCCTGCCAGAGCGCCTTGCGCACGACCTCGGACTTGGCCTCGTTCGGGTCCTGGTCGAGCGGCAGCAGGGCGATGCGTGCCTTCAACCCGATCTTGCGGATCGACTCGGCCGCCTTCACGGCCGCGGCGAGCGCGTCAGGCGTCCCGTCCCAGCAGATGATGACCTCCTGGAGCCCGTAGCTCTTGAGCGTCAGGAGCTGGCCGAGCTGGTCGCGGCCCTCGAGGTCGCCGGTCGAGAGGTGCTTGCCGAAGGAGCCGACCGGCACGATGTCGCGCAGCTCGCTCTCGCCGTCGATCGCGGCCTTGAGCGAGAACACGTCGAAGGCGCCCTCCCCCATCGCGATGCGCCTGGCGCGCACGGCGTTGTGGCCGTTGTAGAGGAAGCGCCCGGTGCCCGGCAGCGCGGGCGGGAACAGATACTTGGCCTCGGCCGTCCCGATGATGTCGCGGCCCTGGAAGGTCACGAGCTTGCCGTCGAGGTCGTAGACCGGGATCAGCAGGCGCTGCTCCCACTTCTGGCCGCCCCGGGACCCGTCCTCCTTCGTCCAGTTCCACCAGCCGCTGTCGCAGTAGCGCAGCCGGAAATAGGCCGCGAGCTCCACGCCGATGCCGCGCTGCTCGAGGTATTTCAGGTTCTGGCCGTCGGGCGTTGGCAGCGCGAAGCTGTCGGGGAGCTTGATCTCGTCGGGCACCTCGACGGCGGCCGTGACCGTGCGCTTGGGGCGCCAGCCCTGCTCGACGCAGGCCGCCTTGACGTGCTTGAGGGTCTCGCCCCAGCGCTTGGCGTCCTTGTCCCCGTGCAGGTAGGCGTTGACGAAGGACAGCTTGTTGAAGCGGGTCTCGCAGACGAAGCAGTTGCCGATGCCGGTCTCGGCGTTGAGGTAGACCCGGTAGCGGCCGTCCCGGCAGTGGTCCTGCGGGCAGTCCTTCACGTTGATCTGCATGCCCGAGGAGCCGCGCGTGGGGCCCTTGTAGGCCAGGCCCTCGCGGTCGAACCACTGCTCCAGGTCGAGCTCGTCGGACAGCTCCTGGAAGTCGCTCATGCGGTCCCTCTGATCTCGCCGCGGGTGGCCGCCTGGATCGCGTGCGCGTCGCTGCCCGAGGCCGGGATCCAGGCCCGGATGAAGGAGGTGGCGTAGACGTCGGCCGGGTAGCGCACCTCGACCTCGAGCACCTGGATCGGCGGCAGCCAGAACCGGCGCCGCTCGACGAACCTGAAACGACCCGTCCTCATGCCGCTCTCCTCTCGTCCTCGTCGTTGAGTTCGATCGCCACGCAGCGCGGCTCCATCACCACCTCGACGGCGTAGCGGCCGGCAATCCGGGCCGGCGCCAGGATCTCGACCACGTAGTCGAAGGCCGACCAGCTCTCCGGGTCGTGCTCGACGTTGGCCTCGATCAGCATCTCGGCGACGTCGGACCCGCGCACGAAGTCGGGCAGGTCGACCTCGGCCGTGCTCTCGTAGGGCTCGGGCGGCTGGTAGGCGGGGTTCATCTTGATCTTCTGGCGCGGGCATTCGCGCCAGAGCACGGTAATCTTGGCCATCAGCGGCTCACTCCCAGAACCTTCGAGAGGAACTTCATGCGTGCCCGGTCCTGCTGGATGCGGATCACGACGCCCTCTTCGCCGTTGCGGTGCGCCACGAACTCGATGCGCGCTTCCGAGACCGCCTTCTCCTCCGAGGTCGCCGAGATCGCGATCACCACGTCGGCGATGCGGATCTTGTTGAAGTCCTCGGCGACGTCGGTCGCCTTCACGCTCGTCGCTTTGGCGCCGTCGCGGTTGGTCTGGGTCGCGGTGAGCACGGCCGCGTTCTGCTCGAACGCGATGGCGCGCAGATCGACCCAGATCGACTTGCTCTCCTGGATCGCGTTGTCGTTGCGATACTCCGCGGCCATGATGTCCGCGTAGTCCACGATGATGAGATCGAAGACGATCCCGCGAGCGCGGTATTTCTCGATCAGCCGCCGGAGCTGGCTGCCCTTCATCGTTCCCGTCGGGAACTCGTGGATGTAGAACTTGCCGGCCTTCTTGGCGGCGAGCTCGACGGCCTCCTGGACCTTGAACGGGTTGTCGTTCAGGCCCTTCATCAGGACGTCGGACACGTTCGCGTCGAGGCGATCGGCGATGATCCGGCCGGCGACCTCGAGGGAGACGTAGAGGACGTTGTAGCCCGCAAAGCTCGCGAACTTGCCGAAGTCGGCCAAGCCCATCGACTTGCCGCCCTTGGCCGGCGCCATCAGCGCCGAGAGCTCCTTGCGACCCCAACCCTTGTGGTAGAGGAGGTCGTCGATCTCCTTGATGCCGGTGGTGATGCCGTCGGGCTTGTAGAGCCCGGCCGCGATCATCTTGCGCCGCTCGGTGCGGTCCTGGATGTGGGCGTAGTAGTCGATGCCGCCCGAGTCCTCGGCCACGCCGACGAGCTTCGCCTGCTCGATGCGGGCGAAGGCCTTGGCGTAGTCGCCCCGGTCCATGTCCGAGACGCTCGCGAGGATCGCCTCCTCGAGCGCCCGGTGCTTGGCGAAGGTCGAGACCTCGTCGATCACGAAGTCCCGGTCCGAGATGTCGGTGGACAGGATCTCCTTGATCTTATCGCGCACGTCCGAGACCATATCCTTGCGGATGGTCTTGTTCGCGATGGCGTTCTTGGTGAGCGCGACAAGCGTGACCTTGTCGGGCAGCATCTTATACTTGGCGAAGTATTCCGTGGTCAGCTTGACCAGGACGGCTTCGGCCTCGTTGACGAAGTAGAGCGGCTGCACCAGCCCGTCGCAGCGCTGCGCGAAGACCGGGTCGCGCACCTGGAGCGCGGCGACCTTGGTCTGGAAGTCGGCGTCGAACTGGAAGGCGACCGGGTTCGCCGGGACTGCGTCGTCCTCCTCGACCGTGACGTGCGCGGTCATGGATCAGTCCTCGATGCGATAGCCGAGCAGATTGCCCTTAAAATAAGTCAGTGCTGACTGACCTTGAAGCGCAGCCTTGATGGTGAACTGGTCGGCTGCGACCAGCTTCGCGCGCCGGGTCGTGCCGTCCATGAAGAACAGGGTGACGTCCCGGCCGGCGCCGGCCTTCAGCTCGTCCTGGTGGTTCCAGGCGCGCGGCTTCATCGGCTGCCGGGGCGCGCCCGGGCCGCGACGCTCGATCACGGGGCGGGTGTGGGGCTTCATCTCGCGTTCTCTCGCTCGTGTTGTGTTGCGTCACGCTCTCTATAGCGAGCGCAGGTCGGGGTTTCTCAGCGGACGTCGTCGATCCTGCTCATCACCACATCGCCCCAGCGTGCCCGGGCCTTCTCCTCCGGGAGCACCTGCTCGTCGTAGATCAGGCCCTTGAGGGCGTAGACGATGTTGGACCGGGTCGAGACCTGTTCCAGCAGCCACTCGTGGTGCGCGTCCTGGATCGGCGAGCCCTGGTAGCGCTCGTTCTTGAAGCGCTCGTCCTTGGCCACGTAGAGGATGCCGCTCTGGCGATCCTTCCAGGTGTCGGAAACCGCGGTCAGCAGGTCGAAGTTGTAGAGGTGGGTCGGTCGCGGCAGGTATTCCTTGCGGCACTTGCGCAGGGACCAGGTCATCGCGATGCCGATGTAGAGGTCGTAGGGCATGCACAGCCCGTCGGCCATCTGGCGCGCCTTCCACAGGCCGGCCCGGTCGGTGTTGCGCTTGGCGAGGTCGAAGGGATCCTCGGCCTTGATCCCCTTCACGTAGTCGGCGCGCGTCCGATCGAACGTCGAGGCATACATCTGCCGGTAGACCCGGCGGTAGGCGTCCGTGAAGAGGTAGGTCGCATGGACCGGGTGCATGAAGCGGTAGTCGAACCACTTCGAGGCCATCAGCCAGCGCTCTGGCTCCGTCCACTCGTCGGGGAGGGCGTGCATGATGTCGTGGCAGGCCTCGAGGGGGAGGTCCGTCCCGAAGACGATCTGCTCCCCCTCCCCTGTCGTGTTGTCAGCCGGTGTCATCGTCGACCTTGCGTGAGCTTGCCCGAAGCCGGGCGCGTTGCTGTGCTGCTCACGCTATAGTCGCAGCGCGTCGGATCTTCTGACCTAGATCTATGCGCCAATGAAGCGCCGCAGGCCGGCAAGATCGGCCTCCGGAGCGTCGTCGTTGACCGGCTCGGCCGCGGGCTCCTCGTAGGCCTCGAGCACGTCCTGGCAGAAGCCCGAGCGCACGACGTCGGCGCGCGTGAAGCGCATCACGGCCACCGAGCGCACGTTGGCGCGGCACAGGCGGTCGACGGCGTCCAAGAGCCCCGACGGGCCCGGGATGTCCTTCTGGGCCGCGTCGCCGTTCACGATCACCCGGCAGCCCTCGCCGATGCGGGTGAGGAACATCTTCATCTGGCCGGGCGTGGTGTTCTGGGCCTCGTCGAGGATGACGTCGGCGTGCTTGAGCGTGGCGCCGCGCAGGAGCGCCAGCGGCCGGGCCTCGATCGTGCCGTTCTTGATGTGCCACTCGACCGCGCCGGCGCCGAGCACCTCCTCCAGGGCCTCGCGGACCGGCCGGAAGTAGGGCTCATACTTCTCGTCCAGCTCGCCGGGCAGGAAGCCGAGGCTCTCGCCGGCCTCGACCGCGGGCCGGGTGATGACGATGCGCTCGATCTCGCCGTCGCGTAGGCGCTCGGCGGCGCGGGCGGCCGCGAACCAGGTCTTGCCGGTGCCGGCCGGGCCCAGGGCGAACGTGAGGGTGTTGGCGCTCATCAGCGCGTCGAAGCGGCGCTGCGCTTCGTTGAGCGGGGCCACCGCGATCATGCGGGGCTTGCGGGGCGGCTCGGGCCGGCGGTTCTCGGCGACGAGCTGGAGGAGCGGACCGTGCTGAGTGCCCTTCCCCTGACGCTTGGCGTCGCGGCGCTGCTTACGGCGGATCGCCTTCTCGGCGGTGTTGGTCGCGGTGCTCATGTCGACTCCGGGGTCGGTGGGGAAAGAGAGCGAGCGCACATAAGTAAGCACTGACTTACTTCTGGACGCAAGCGGTCATTCGGCCAGGAGCGCGATCTCCTGCGTGGCCGTGAGCGCGATGGTCTGCCCGGGCAGGACCCGCAACTCGCCGTCGAAGCCGTGGATGATGAGCAGGCCGCTCTGGGTGCTCCGAGCGTAGTTCCGAAACACCAGCCAGGCCGGCCATTCCGAAGAGGGCTGCCCCGCGTAGCGGTAGCTGTCGATGATCCGGCGCATCAGATCTTCGCCGCGTCGTCGAACAGGGACTGGAGCTGGACGTCATCCATCCCGAGCTCGAGGGCGATCGCCTGGACGTAGGGGTTTCCGATCTCCCAGTCGTTGGCCCGCTGGAAGAAGATCTTGACCGGCGGATAGGGGTGAGTGAGCGCGATGCTCTCGACCATCGGCAGCAGCCCGCGGTTGAACAGCGCTGTCACAGCCTGGGCGGCCGAGACCTTCGTCACGGCCGGCTTGGGCGGATCGGTGAACTCGCCGGTCGCCAGGTTGCAGAGCTTGCCCTTGAGCAGGCTGTGAGGGTCGGCCTCGTCCGGGTCGATGCCCAGGATCTCAATCAGGCGCCCGTTGGCCGGGAACAGCATGTGCTCGTCGCGCACGAGCGACATGGCGACGTCGCCGATCGCGCTCTGAAGCAGGGTCGCCTTCACCGAGCCCTCGGCCCAGCTCCCCGGGTTGCGAGCGAAATCATACCAGTCGACGCCGTCGGAAACGCGCCGGGTGAACATCGCCCCGGGTGGGGCAAGTTCGGGCAACTTCTCCGGCGTGTAGACCTGCCACAGCCCGTGGTCGATAATCGTGTAAGACATTGGTTTCTCTCGGGATTATGCGTAGGAGACCGTATACCAGTTGCCGTCCACGTCCGTGACCTGGAGGTAGCGCCAGCGCGCCGCCCAGAAGAGTTTCCAGGTCGGATCGGGCCCGAGACCCGTGACCACCGCACCGGGGAAATCCTCGTAGACGGCCTGGACGTTGTTGTGCCTGGTAAGCTGATCCTGAGCCGACTGGTCGCCGGCATTGACCAGACGAACGGTCTTTCTGGCGTTGTAGGTGCGAGCCCACGCCTCCGCCCGATCCTCGATGCGCTGGTTCAGGCCACCCGACGACGGGCCGGCGCCGAACTGCTTCGAGCCGAAGTCGCCACCCTGCCCGATCCAGAAGATGATCGAGTCGTCGGCCACACTCCGCCAGTAGAGGTAGCCGTCGGCCTCGAGGCGCCAGTAACCCTGGAAACCGGCCGTGTAGGCGAAGGTCATCCGCGGGTTCACCTTCGCCAGCGTGACATCGCCGCTGAGCGTGCCGCCGATCTTGTCGAACTTGCCCGAGATGTCCGGGCCGGCGTTGCGCAGCGCGGTGGCGAAGTCGCCGATCGCCGACGACCAGACCGAGCCGTCCTTGCCCACGCGGAACACGTCGGCGCCCATGAAGAGGCCGAACACGTTGGCGCTCTGGTAGAGGGTCGCGGGCGTGCCGCCGGTCCGGTCGTCGATCTGGACCGCGTTGCCGGCGCCCGTGGCGTGCAGGATGTTGGCATTCACGTTCGCCGGGACCGTGAAGGAGCCGTCGGCGCCGAAGACCGAGTAGCGGTAGGCGTTGGCCGCACCCGTGCGCACGACCAGGTTCTCGGTGTTGGCGTCCGTGTAGAGGTAGGTCTGCCGGCCCGAGAACTGGATGGTGGCGAAGTTGACCGCGCCGCCGATCGAGGCCTTCCCGTTCGGGTCGAAGTTCCCGCTGTCCCAGGGCGTGAGACCGGCCCAGCTCGGGCGCGCGGAGACGGACAGCGAGGCGAAGCTCGCCGCTCCGTTGAGGGTGGCCTTGGTGCTCGGGTCGAAGTTCCCGGCGTGCCACACGGCCTTGCCGCCCACGGCCAGCGACGCGAAGCCGGCGTCACCGCCGAGTGTCGCCTTGGTCGAGGGGTCGAAGTTGCCGCTGTCCCACGGGGTCAGTCCGCCCCAGCTCGGGCGGTTCGTGACCGAGAGCGAGGTCAGGTTGGCCGTGCCGGCGACGCTGAGCGACGGCGCGCTGACGGCCCCGGTGAACGCCGCGCCGCCGAGGTTAGCCTTCGAGGTCGGGTCGAAGTTACCCGCGTGCCAGACCGCGCTCGTGCCGACCTTCAGGGCCGCGAACGTGCCGGTGCCGGAGGCCGAGAGGTCGGCGACCGAGGTCGCGCCCGAGACGGTGAGCGCCGAGAAGCTGACGCTGGAGTTCAGGCTCGCCTTGGTGGACGGGTCGAAGTTGCCCGCGTGCCAGACCGCCTTGTTGGCGACGGTGAGCGCGTCGAAGGCGCCGGAGGCCGAGGAGACCGACGGCGCGCTGATCGCGCCCTGGAAGGCGGCCCCAGAGAGCCCAGCCTTCGAGGTCGGGTCGAAGTTGCCGGCATCCCAGACGGCCTTGCCGTTGACGGTCGGGCGCTTGGCGAAGTCGGTGTCGCCCGCGATCGCGCCGCCGGTCTTGTCGAACTTGGCAGCCAGCGCCGTGGCCATGTCGGAGCGGATCGCGGTGTCGGCCGCGGCGAAGTCCGTGCGCACGCTGTCGAGCGCGGCCTGAAGCCCGGACACGTCCGAGATCGCGATGGCGAGCGCCGTCTTCAGGGCCGCAGCCGTGATCGCGCCCTTGAGCCCGGCCACCGAGAGCACGGCGTCGGTCGGCGTCAGCAGCTCCTTCCAGTTGGCGAGCGTGGTCGCCGGCTCGACCTTCAGGACGAAGCACTTGTTGAGGTCGGAGCGGATCGCGATGTCGCCGCGCTCGGCGGTGAGCGCGAGCATCTCGGCCTCAGACGCCACCGGGAACGTGTCGGTGATCGCGACGGCCGGGATGATCGAGGCGTCGAGCTTGGAGTTGGCGTCCAGCACCGGCACCTGACCGGCGCCCGTGCCCGCGGCGAGCTTGGCGGCCGTGCCGAGTTCCGCCTCGATGGCAGCCTTGGCCGCGGCCGTGTCGCCGGCAGCGGTGTCGGAGATCGCCTGGAGCTTGCTGGCCAGGTCGGTGATGTCGGCCGCGACCAGGACCGTGCGCAGGTAGGTCAGGATCTGGCCCACGCTGATCTGCACGTCCCGGCCGCTCTGGACCGCGGCCCAGAAGTCCGCCGAGCCCAGGGCAGTTGCCTGCGGCTCCTCACTCGCCTTGCGGTTTGCCACCGTTCGATCCTCTGCCTGGAGCTCAGTTGCTGTCGTCGTTCTCGACCTGCTGAAGGTCGCCGGCCTCGGTCAGGCGGATCACGCCGTCCTCGGTGAGCCGGTAGGTCGCCAGGGAGCCGAGCACGCCGGTTACGGTCGAAAGACCGGAGGCCTTGCCCTTGAGCGCCTTGGCGATGATCTCGTGGCCCGTCAGGCTGCCCGCGCCCGCGGGGTGGCCGCCCAGAACCTTCGCCACCCGCAGCGCGCCAGCGGGGCTCGCAGAGCCGTGCGTCGCGCCCGCGAGGGGCTTGCCCACTGCCAGGGCGCCCACGGCCGTGCTGGAGCCGCTGAGCGCGCCACTGAGCGCCCTGTCGGTCCGGATCTCGCCCGAGGCCGAGCCGGTGCCGATGATCGTGCCGGCGAGCAGCTTCTTCACGAGGAGTTGGCCCGACGCGGAGCCGGTGCCCCGGGCCGTGTCGCCCGCGAGCTGGCGCCCGATGCGCGGGGTGCCGGCAGCCTGGCTCTTGCCGGCGGCCGTCGCGCTGAGCGGCTTGCCGATCTGGAGAGTCCCCTCCCCGCTCGCCCGGGCCGAGACCCAGCCGACCAGGCGCTTGCCGACGACCAGCGACCCGGTGACGCTCGCGCGCCCGGTGGCCTGGGCGTGCATGTCGTCGCTGAGCGAGGACCGGAGGCGGCCGGTGATCGTGCTGCGGCCCGAGGCGGTCCCGTGCAGCGGCGCGATGGTCGAGAGGCTCGCCCGGACGCTGCTACGGCCAGCCGCGACACCCGCGAGGTTGTCGGCCCGGCTGGTGATCGAGAGGCGGCCTGTGAGGCTCGCACGACCCAGCGCGGACCCGGACAGCGCAAAGCGGTCGCCACCGTAGTAGCGACGGCCTGCGACAGCCGTGAAGGCGCTGGGGAGCACGGGCCGGAGACCTTAGTCTTCGGTGATGGCGAGGGCGCCGACCGGGAAGCTCACCGGGTTGCCGGGGTTGATCGTCTGCTTGCCGCCGGTCAGCGGGGCCGACTCCAGCATGGTGCCGCCGGCAGCCGCGGAGAACACGGCGAAGTGGGTCACGTCGGTGCCGCCCGCGGCGTTGCCGAAGTCCACGATGGCCGAGTTGGAGATCGTCTTGTTGGCCGGCTCGCCGAAGGTCGCCTGCACGCGCCCGTCGGGGCGAACCGCAGTCGTGACCTCCTGGCCGCCGGTGCCGGCGTCGGTCGGGTCGCCGTTGTAGAGGGCGATGAACAGGCCAGCGGGCGGGGCCGGGAAGGCGGTGCCGCGCAGCCAGTTGAGAAGGGCAGTTTCGAGGTAGGCGCTCTTGCCGGCCATTCGGGGCTCCTGTGGCCGGGCAGCGCCGGCATCGGTAAGTCAGTGGTGACTTATCATAACCCGGGAGGAGCCGGCGATCCAGAGGGCCGGAGCGTGTTAGATACCCCGGATGCCCAACGCCATCGCCCTGTATGTAGAATAACAGTATTAGATATATCTATTATCTACATACAGGCCGATGGCACCGGGAAGTCTTGGCTACCGGGCGTAATCCCGGCGCACGGCGTTGATCCAGTCCACGGCGCGCTGACCGCAAGCGGTCTTTGCCCGGTCGAGGACCTTCGCCTCCCCGATGATCCGCACCACGTCGGCCTTGGACAGCGCCCGGTCCGGGATGTTGGGGAAGGCCCGCGCGAGACAGCCCTGGACCCCGTCAGGGGCCGCAGGCAGCGTCACGCGGATGCTGGTCCCGGTGAGCGGGGCCGGCGTGTTAGAGCTTACGCAGGCGCCCTGCGAGATCCCGATCAAGGCAAGTATCGCCAGCGCCCTTGTCCTTGGCCACCGCATCGTTGAGCTCCTTCAGTTTTGCGACATCCGCCTTCGCGGCCGCGAGGTCCTTGGCAGCCTGGGCCGCCTGCTGCTTCTGCTGAGCCTCCGCGATGTCGGCCCGCTTGGTCTCAGCGGCCTGGGCGCGGGCGGCTTCCTGCGCGAAGGCATCGTGGGCGCCCCGGGCCTCGCCGGCCTGGTAGAGCGCGCCGCCGACGATCAGGCAGATCCCGGCGGTGATGAGCGGCTGCTTGATGAAGCTCGGCAGAAACGAGGTGCCGAACACGGCCAGCGCGATCAGGGCGATGCCCAGGGCGCCGGCCAGCGTCGCGGCGATCGAGAACGACGCCCAGCCGTGCGCGAGGGTGAGGAGAAGGCTGCTCACTTCAGCCCCTCCAAGCACAGCGCCTCTTCACGCTTGCGCCGACCGTCGAGCCCCGGGATGACCCGGCCGCCCGCGCGGTTGAACTTGCGCATCGCGTGGCACGCACCGGCCTTGTCGCCGGCGTTGTAGAGACGGACCGTGGTCGACTTGCAGAAGCCGCCCCAGCCGATGTTGTAGGCGAGCGACGTGAACGCGACCTCGGTCTTGTCCGACATCGGCGCCTTGACGCAGCTCTCGACGTGGTTGGCGAACTCGTCGAGGCGCTTGAGCAGCAAGGCGTCGCACTGCGCCTTGGTGTAGGTCTGACCCATCTTGGCGCCCTGGGTCTCGCCGTAGCAGTAGGTCGAGACGCCAACGATGTCCTTGTAGGTCTTGAGGCGCAGCCCCTCGTCGCCGCCGACCTTCTGGACGGCGAGAGAGCCCGCAAGGGTGGCGGCCAGGACGAGTGCCCCGGCCGCGCCGCGCTTCTTGGTGACGAGGCGGCTCACTGCTCACCGCCCGACACGGACGACGGGGTGATGCCGTCCTGCGTCACGAGGCGCGAGTAGCCGGCAGCGGCGCTCACGAGGATGTAGAGGGCCACGAAGACCTTGTTGTCGATCGGCGGGTTCTCGAGGAGGGCCTGCATGCCGAGCTGGACCGAGCCCAGCAGCGCGGCGAGCAGCGAGAACCGCACGCTCCAGGTCTTCTTGATGAGGTTCACCCAGTCGTCCCGGAGCTGGACGGCGAGCGGGACCTTGGCGAACTGGGCCTTGAGCCAGGACCAGACGGCAGACGGGGACAGGGACATGACTTCCTCTCTCTTGTGTTAAGTCAGTGCTGACTGACTTTCCGGGTCAATGGACCCAGGCCTTCACCGCGCCCGTGACACCCGTGACGGTGGCGAGCAGCCAACCGATGAGCCCACCTAGACCCAGGATCGCGGCGGCGCCGGCGCGGTAGTTCGAGATCATCTTCTTGAGGGCCTCGATTTCGACCTTCGCCGTGGTCAGCTCGGTCTTGGTCGAGGCCAGCTCGTTCTTGGTCTGCTGAAGCTCGAAGGAGGTCGCCTGGAGCTGCTCCTTGACCTTGGTCAGCTCCCTGCTGGTCTCCTTCAGCTCGTCTCGGGCCTCCGTCACCTTCTCGGTGAGGACTTCCATCTTGGCGATGAGAACGGCCAGCCCGCTATCGGGGATGTCAGGCATTGCGAGATCTCCCGAAGGGGTGAGTAAGCGCTGACTTATTATGCCCGAAACCCCCTCCCCTGAACACCCCCGCGCGCGCTATGCGGCGAAGGCCATTCCGTGGCTGGCGAGCAGCCGAACGATGGCAGCGTGGCTTTCGCACTGCTCGATCTCGACGTTGAGGGCGATCCGCTGGAGCTCCAGAGCATCACCGGCGCTGTTGGCGCGGTCGAGGATGACCTCGGCGAGCGTGCGCGGGTCGATGCGTCGCATCCGGGCTTCTCCCTCGATCAGCGACGAGGACCCGCCCTCGACGACCAGGCGCGCCTGCTCAGCCTTGCGAACGTAGACGGCACGCCGGCCTGCCGGCACGTCCTGATGTGCCAGACGCTCGTAGTGGTCGGCGACGATGGCCTTGGCGCGCTCGCGCGCGTCCGGGAGGGCGGGTCCGTGGATCATGGCTTACTCCGTGACGTCCAGGAAGCGAACGAACGGCTGGATCGGGAACGTGTTGCTGACGATCACCGCGTAGCGACCCACGACGCGCGCGTTGAGGACGTAATCGCCGCCCGCGAACGCGCTGCCGTAGTCGAAGTCGGAGTAGTCGGCGGTGCGGAAAGTGGCAAAGCCGGGCGGCACATTGCGCAGGGTGGCCGCCTCACCGCGTTTAACGGTCAGGGGCTCGAACTCGCCATCGTAGGTCGGACGATCGACAAGGACGGGTTCCGGCCCAGAAAGGTCGACCATCTGAGAAGGCTCGGCGTTCGGGAGATAGCCCGAAACAGGGATGCGCTTGACCGTTCCGATCGCGATGAGTTTGCCGCTCGCAAGCTCTGCATCGAAGGTGGAGCGGAGCATAATCCCGGTTGTCCCGATCTTTCCATTCGTATCGTAATAGTAATAATTCACACTATCGTTGGGGCTGGTCATTTCGGAAGTCCTTTGCTTCTCGGTTACATCGTCCGCAGTGGACGACGTCTTGATGCCGCCGCGGATCTAGTCCGTGACGGTGAGGGTGATGGCGGCCGGCAGCACCGGGAACGCCTCGAACAGGATCGTGTAGGTGCCGGGCACGGTGAACCCGATCTCCAGGTCGCCGCCCCCGTGCTCGTGCGTGCCCGAGACCGGGCCGGCGAACGTGACCGTGCAGGCCGGCACACCCGGGAGGATCGCCTCCTTGCCGGCCGGCAGGATCGGGCGGTCGAAGCGGCCCTCGAACTCCGGGCGCTCCCGGATCACCGGCTCGGCGCCTGAGAGATCCACGTAGCGGCTGACCCGGAACTCGGCGTCGCCCCAGTCGCCCTCGACGATCAGCAGTCGGGCACCGCCCGCAATCTCCTGCTCGGTGAAGGCGATGCCCTGGGTCTTGTGGCCGACGATCCGGCCGTCCTCGTCGTAGAGGGCCGCCGACACGAGGGTGTGGTAGTCGGGCTTCTCACTCATCGCGCCAGCTCCGTGACAGACAGGTAGACCCCGACCGTCCCCGCGCCGTTGTCGTCACGGACGCGAAGCTGGATCGGGCGCGCGGGACCGGGTTCCCAGGTGCGGACGTAGACAGTCGCGCCCATGTAAACCCAACTGCCGCGCTGGTTTGGATCCCACTCAAAGAAGTAAGCGTTGACCAGGCCGAAGAGACCAAGCTGCCAAGTCGCGCCATTGTCGTAGGAGACATCAATCCAGAGGGCGCCAGGATTGGTGCCGTTCACATGCCGCGTCGGGACATCTCCCTTGCGATACGCGAGGATCTGGACAGCGCTGGTGTCACTCTTCGGCATGAAGTTGACCACGACCTGCGTGCCGCTGTCGTTCGACGCGGCGACGGTCTGCGAGACCGCCTTGCCGGCGATCTTGATCGTGTCGACCTGGAGATCACCGATCTTGGCGTTGGTGATCGCCGCATCCCCGATCTGGGCCGCCTGGATCGAGGCGTCCTTGATCGAGGCGCCGTCGATGGTCGCCTTGCGGATGTAGCTGCCGTCCAGCGAGGTCTCGTCGTTGGTGATCTTCAGGACGGCCTGGCCGTTCTTGTCCCGGACCTCCATGCCGTAGATCTCGGTCTTGCCGTCGCCCTCGAAGACGCCGACGTTGCCGATCGAGACCTGCTCCACCCCGTTGTTGGCCACGATCCGCATGAGGCGGTTGCGGGCGTCGAGCTGGAAATTGGCCGAGCCGAGGAAGATCAGATCCGCGGTGATGGTGCCGGCGCCGAGCTTGTCGGCCGTCACCTCGCCCGCGGCGATCTTCTCAGCCGTGATGGCCCCGGCCGCGATGTTGGCAGCCTGGATGGCACCCGCCTTGATCTGGTCGGCCGTGATCGTCCCGGTGTTGATCCGGGAGCCGTCGATGATCGTGCCGCCGTAGACCGCGTTGAGGCCGGCGAACCCATCATAGGAGCACAGGAGCACGGCATCCGGGTCTCCCAGGATGGCCGATGCGCTGTCGAGCGCGACCTGGACCACGCCCTGCTGGGCGCGGCTCCACCAGGCGAAGGCATGCTTGCCGCCCGTCTGGACGCTGCCCGGCGCCACAGCGGCAGCCACGGCCTTGCCGTCGTCACCCGTGAACAGGATCGTGCCGGCGCTCCAGGAGAGCGTGGCCTCCTCCTTGTCGGCCGAGAAGTCGAGCCCGACCGTCTGGAGCCCGCGCGCGCCGATCTTGAGGGTGTTGGCCGCGATGGAGTTCGCTGCGATGTGGCCGCCGTCGATCTGCGTCGCGTCCGGGCCGCCGAGCCACGAGGAGAGTGTGACCTCGCCGCCGATGCGGATCCGGTCGGCCTGGATCGAGCCGGCCTTGATGTTGTCGCCCGTGATGGTGCCCGCGGCGATCTTGTCGCCGGTGATCGTGCCGGCCTTCACCTGGTCCGCGGTGATGGAGCCGGCGACGATGCGGTCGGCCGAGAGCGAGTTGGTGGCGATCGTGCCGCCGTCGATCACGGTCGAGGCGTTGGCGACCCACGGGGCGAACGCGGTCTGGTTCGCCAGCGCCTTCGCCAGATAGAGGCCCGTCCAGGCGACCTGCGGGGCGGCCTCGCCCGTCCAGATCGCGCGCTTCACCGGCACCACGAAGGCGGCGCCGGCCGGCGCTGTCCCGAACACGCCCACGCGCGCCATCGTCTCCAGAGGCCCGACACCCGGGGCGGCCGCATGCACGTCGCCCGAGGCGGCGGCGAGCGGCTGGCGCGTGGCGTCGAGGAACAGGAGGATGACCTGCGCCTGGGCGCGGGTGATCGAGGCGTAGGCCGACAGCTCGTAGCGCTGGCCCGGGGCGACCGGGTAGGCTTCATCCCAGCCGGCCGGGAGCCGGCGCTCCAGCACGCAGTCCGCGTAGGCGCCAGAAGCCGGCGTGTCGGCGCGCGCGACCAGCACCGCGCCCATTCCGGGCGGGGCGAACGCGGTCGAGGCGCTGATCGCCGGGGCGACGCCGTCGGAGGCACCGTGCAGCGCGAAGCCCGAGACGCCGCCCAGAAAGTCCGAGTTGAACAGCAGGTTGCCCGAGGACAGGCCGACGGCGATCTTGTCCGCGGTGATCGCGCCGGCAGCGATGGCCTCGGCCTTGATGGCGCCGGCCGCGATCAGCCCGGCCGTGATCGAGTTCGCGACCAGGCGGTCGGCGTCGATCGAGTTGGCGGCCATCTTCTCGGTGGAGATGGCGCCGTCCTCGATCTGCGTGCCCTTGATCTGCCCGACGATGCCGCCCGCGGTGGTGTTGCCGACGACCGGCGCCCAAGCGCCGTCCTCGATCTGGTAGAGCTTGCCGTCCGTCTTGAGCAGCAGCACGAGCGGGCCGTCGTAGCCGGCGAGCTCCGGCAGCGTGTCGACCACGCCGATCGCGGTGAGCCCGTCGGCGAACGAGGTCTGGTCCAGGATCTGGCCGGCGATCTGCTCCTTGGTGATGACCGGCGAGACCGCCTGCACCGGGCCGGCGAACACCTCGCTCTGCGTGCCGGACGTGTTGACCGTGCGCGCCCAGTAGAAGCGCGTCTGGGCGGCCTGCAGCGTCTTGTCGATGAAGGTCTGCGCGCCCGCGACGGCGCGCCCCAGCGACGCCCTCTGCGCATCCTGCGTGGGTGCAGCGAACAGCTCGACATACGCGAGATCGGCCTGGGCCGGGTCGACCCAGCTCAGCACGGCCGTCTCGAAGGCGGCGACGACCGCGAGACCTGTGACCGGGTCCGGGGCGGTCTCGTTGACCGCGGCGACGATCGAGACCGGCGCCGACCAGGTGCCGACGGTGTCCGAGCCGTTGTAGGCCCGCACGCGCACCGCGTAGGTCAGCCCGGGCGCCAGGCCGTGCCGCTCCCAGGCCGGGTCCGAGACGCGCTCGCGCACCCAGGTGCCGCCCTCGACCGAGACCTCGACCTCGTAGCCCGCGAGGTTCTCGGCCGGGCTCTTGTCCCAGCTCGCGCGCACCACGGCCGTCAGGGTGCCGTCGATCGCGGTCTCGGCCGCGGTCTCGAGCTTCAGGCCGGTCGGCGCCGCGGGCACGTCGGTGTCGATGATCCGGTTCGACACCCACACCTTCTGCTCGGGGCCGATGTTGAGGCCCTGCTTGCCGAACTGGTCGTAGGCGGCGACCCGCACGTAGTAGAAGGTCTCGGGCGTCACCTTGAACGAGACGAGGGTGGAGTTGCCGTCGTAGGCCGGCTTCGTCGCCAGCGGGTCGAAGCCCGCGGCCTGCGACAGCCACACGAGCACGCCCGCGAAGTCCGGGTCGGCCGGGCGGTCGAAGGAGACGAACAGGCTCTCGGTCGTCGTGGTGATCGAGGGCGAGATGACGTCCGGAGCGGCGTTCTCGCACACGAGCGTCGCCGGCGCGCTCTCGCGGCCGAGCACGTCCCGGGCCCGGACCTGGACCCAGAACTTGCGGCGCGGGCCGCCGTCGGCCGTGTTGGCGTCGAGGCCGTAGGTGAAGGTGGCGCCGGGTGCGACCCAGTCGGACACGAGCTCCTGCGTGTCGACGTCGAGGATGCGCACCACGAAGTCGATCGCGTAGGGGATCACGGCGTCCGGCCAGGTGACGTCCCAGTCGAGCACCAGGTCCTTGCCGGCGAACGCGCCGTCGCCGGCGTCCTGCCCGCGCACGCGCAGGTTGGCGACCGACGGCCCGGGCTGACCCTCCCAGCCCGCGACCGTGAAGGCGAGCGAGGCCGGGGCCGAGCGCTTCCCCTGGCCCTGGCCGGTCACGTAGGCCGTCCAGTCGCCGGCCTTGAGGTCGGGAAGCGTGATCGACGGGTTCTGGGTGACGCCCATGTCGACGTCGCCGTCCGGCCCGGACAGGAGCACCGCGTAGGAGCTCGACATCCAGTCGGAGGCCGGCGTCCAGGACAGCAGCACCTCGATGTGCGGCAGGCCGTCCTGGAAGGTCTGGGTCTCGGTGGCCTTCAGGTTCACCGGCGGCTGGATCTTGGTCGAGGGCCGCACGTAGCTCGGCGGCGCCAGGAACACGTCCTGCTCGATGCGGGCATACTTCGTCGGGTCGTGGAACAGGGCCGCGACCTTGAAGGTGTTCTTCTTGGGCTCCGTGACCGAGAGCACGCGATACTGGCGCGGGGCGACGTCGGTGCCCGAGATCGCCCACATGGCGCCCGGCGCGATCTCGCCCTCGAGCTCGGCGTCGAGGACCGCGGTGACGTTGCCCTGCTCCCAGCCGATGACGCCCCGGGTCTCGATGACGCCGGCCTTGTTCACCACCGAGATCTTGTAGGTGGCGCTCGCCGTCGGCTCGAAAGCCTTGTCGAGGTTGAGCCGCGAGGGCGAGTGCGAGATCACCCGGCCGCCGATGCGGGTCTGCGCCTTGCGCGGGTCGGCGATAGCGATGATGTGCCCGGGCCGCAGCGGGTCGGCCGCGAGCGCGTCGAGACCCATCTCGAACTCGACGCTCTCGGTGGCCGTGTAGTCGGTGTCGAGCGTCCAGGCGCCGATCCGGTGCGCGAGCCCGCGCGAGGTGCAGCCGACCGCCTGGATGTCGGTCTGGCGCCAGCCGAACTTGTCCAGGCCCTCGTCGTGCTGCACGACCTCGATGGCGTTCCGGTAGAAGTCCTCCGGGTCGTTCCACGAGACCATCGCGACCGTGTTGCGGGTCTTCTTGGCCGTGCGGGAATACTTGAAGCTGCCGCCGATCACGTTGGCCGGCGCGAGCAACTTCACCGGGTCGGCCGGCTTGTCGGCGACCGCGAACACCTGCCCGACCGACCAGAAGGCCATGCCGCGGAAAGCCGCGGTGATCTGCTGGAGGACCTTGTAGGCCTCGTCGCGCGAGTTGAGCACGCCGTTGAAGGTGTAGCGCGGCTCCTTCCCGCCCTTCCCGTCATTGACTAGCTCGTCGCAATACTGGGCGATCTCGTAGAGGCCGAACTTGTCGATCTTGGTCTCGTCGATGAACTCGCCGAGGCCGTAGCGATCGTTGGTCAGCAGGTCGTAGAAGATCCACGCCGGGTTGTTGGTCCAGGCGCGCTTGAACGTGCCGTCCCAGAAGCCCGCGTAGGTCCGGGCCTCGGGGTCGTA